AATATTTAAATTTTTTAAAGCTTGAATAGCTTCACGAATACCTGTAACAAAAACCCTGACTTCTTTTACTTGGTTTTTTACCCAATCAGTATTACTAAGATCAAGCAGTAGTTTACTAAATTCAACTTTTAATAGATCCCATTGAGCTGTTAAAGTATTTGATAATTCTTCATATTTCTCTGAAACAAAAGAAACTCCTTGTGTTGACTCTTTAATTTTACTGTTAAGTCCATCCCATTGAGTAGATATATTTTTAAGAATAGTAGCTCCACCTTTCATAGCACGAAGCCCAAATAATTCTTTTAATACAGCAATTCGTTGTTCATCAGGCATTGCATTAGTAACTCTTTCAAGTTCCATGAACATTGTTCTAAGGCTTTTAATCTTTCCTTCATCAGTAAATGCAGACCAAGAAATTCCCATTTCATCTAAAGAATTTTTTAGTTTAGTTGAAGGAGCCTGCATTTTGATTATAGACGTTCTAAGGGCAGTTCCTGCTTTTGATCCTCGAATTCCAGCATTAGCCATTAAAGCCATTGCAGTAGCAACTTCATTAAAGGCTATTCCAGAAACAGAAGCAAGCTCTGTCGTGTATGACATAGCAGTTCCCATCTCTTGAATTGTAGTTGCTGAAGACATTGCAGCAGCAGCAATCATATTAGCTGAATCCGAGAATGACTGATCAAATGCTTTTGATTGTCCAATAACAAGTTTAATTGCATCATTTAGTTCAATTTCAGCAATAGTAGCAAATTTACTCATCTCTGCCATATACTGCAAAGATTGTCCCGCTGAAACCCCTGCTTTAGAAAATTCCTTCATCCCAAGAGCAAGATCTATAGGCCCAGACCTTAGCCCCTTTAAGCCCATTAAACTTTTTTGGATTTGTTGAACTGATTTTATAGATTTTTCTGCTGATTTACCCAACGCATCTATAAATGTAGTGGTATATTCAAATGCTCCTCCTAATGCTATTATTTCCTTAACTGTAGAAGCCGCTGCAAAAGCAGCCATTAATGGGATAATTTGACCATAAGAAGCCCAAAGCATACCCATAGACCCAGCTAAACCACGAATGGCAGAACCACTAGCACTAAAAGCTTTTGACATACCAGTTGCCCCATGAGCAACTTGTTTAGATCTAATAGCATTTTCTTTTAAAGCAGCACTGTGAAGCCTAATCATTTTCTCTTCAGTTTTTATAGCTGCAGCATGAGATTTCCACTGCCTTTGAAATCCCCCTAAAGAATTATATTGAACATTAGCATCAATCAGTTTTTTTAAAGCAACAGCCTCCTGTTCCATATATGCTACTCTTTTTGCATATGTCCTGTAGCTGCTACTTTTCATGTTCTCTACACTTGCAAGTGCAGCTATATATTTTCCTTGTAATGCTTCTAATTGTTTAGTAGCAACTCCTTCTGCTTCTAAAGAAGCGGTATATTTATAATTTACTCCTGTAGCTTTGGTTAATTCCCGATTTACTTTGCCAACGCCATTTGCAAAATCTAAAAATTCTTTTCTATTTTTCTTTATGGAAACAGCAGCAGAATCTGCTTCTTTTTTTAATTTGTTTAAATCTCTAACAGCCGTTTGTAAAGGTCTACTTCCTTTACCACTAGCATATAATTGTGGTAATTTAATTCCCTGCATTTTACTAAATACAGAGTACATTTTCTGGCCAGCCACAGATGCAGTATTCATAGCTTTGGCCATAACAGTAAGCCCTGCAGACATGGTTTTAAGTGCTGCAGAAGTACCTTTTATAGTAGCATCAAAATTTTTCCACTCTGCTGACCCTTTTTTAAAAGGGTTAACCATTGACTCAGCGGCAGTACCAACTGCTATAAGATTTTGAGCTAATTTAGGTAGCTGTTGTCCACCATCTACTATTACACCGATTCTAATAGCCATATCAAGCCTTTAGATTTTTAGGAAGCCCGTTAGAACTAACGGGCTTTTTTACTTCTTTGTCGTTCAATTTCTGCTTCTTCATGCTGTGCATTGATTATAGTACGAGCTATCAAACGAACATTTTGAGAAAATAAGATTCTCTCATCAGAATCTACATTGTAATCTTTCATCCCCCTATGAATTGCATTCATATCAAGGGAAACTGCTCCACCAGGACCAACTATCAGTTGATCCTGGCAGTAATCATAAAGTATAAAGTAAGGAACATTGACTCGCTTCAGCCCTGGTTTGCATGTATTACATGGAGGTTCAATAGGTGAACCTTCATATGCAGATTTACAAACAGTACAAGTAGTTCTACCTACTCCACTTAACCATAGACTGAAGTCTTCTAGTTTTTTCCAGCTTCCTCCTGCTCTTTCTTATCCTCTTCAGCAAGCTCTTCACGAAATTTTTCAATCTGCTCAAAGAACCAATCAAACTCACGAAGAACCTTAATCTTATTCATATCCGTACACTTCATCTTCTTACCATTCTCATTTTCAAAACCTTCCCAATGAAGAATAGTTTTCTTAACAATGAGTTTTGTACGAACACCAAGATTAAAACCAACTTCGGTAACAAATTCATCGCCTTGCTGACGACCTACAATCTGATTTGCCTCTGCTTCAATATCAGCAATCTCTCCAGGCTTCAGGTGAATAATTTCAACCTTAGTTTCTCCAGTATCGTCCTGAGGAAATACAAACCATTTTGTTCTCTTCTGTGTTAATTTAATCATTTTACATCCTCCATTTAGATGCGGTGGGTTTATAAAATGTCCCCGTCAGCCACTTCCCCACCGCATGGAAGAGAAGAGCATCAGGGGACAAAAACAACATTTTAGTTACAACTCAAAGCATCCTGACCAGAAACAACCATTGGTGCTCCACCATGAATTGCAGTTGTAGCAATCCCAGTAAAGGTAGTAACACTTCCCTCATCTCCTACAGAATCAACAAGAGTAATAACAGTAGTAGTTACAGTGTCAATTTTGCAAACCAACGGATCAAGAGCATCAACATGATCCAAAATTATAGTCTGACCTGTTTCAAAGCCAAGATCAACAAAATCAAGAGCAGCAGCAGTAATAGTAGCACCAGTACCAGTAGCAAACTCAAGACCTGTTCCACTTGCATGAGCAGTAAATAATGCGGAAGCACCAGCAGGCAGAAAAGAAACCGTACCTGTAAAGAGATCGTTCTTTGTGCCCTGCGGGCTTGAGAAAGTACCAACACGGTAAGAAGCACCAGCATCAGAGATCAAATCAACAGTTGCAAAATCACCACACAACATATTATGATCAACCATAAAACGCATATCCTGAATCTCTGTGTTATTCAGAGCAGCATTCATCAAATAATCCTGAGAAGGATCACCAATAACAAAGTTATAGTTTACAGAGATCTCCTCATAAGAACCACCAGTCGGGAGAATCGCATCAATACGCTCACCCATAGAGGATACGGTTACAGTTCCCATTGTAAAACCAATCGGAAGACTAATTGACTGCAAACCACGGATGATCATTTCATCGGATTTACCAGCATTCGCAACAACTGCCGCATTACTCGCGACTTTATAACTACCTTCTAAGGCCATGATAAACCCTCCATTAGGTTTAGTAAGCTCCCTTTATAGGGAATTAGCAACTTTAATATTTTCATTGTACAACTATAATTTTTATTGTCAAAGAAAAAGTACAAATTATTTCAGTAGGTTATATAACTATTACATCAATATTACATAACTTTAATTGACATTACTGAATATTTATGTAATAAGTATATAACTACGGTAAAAAAGGAATAAATATGAAGAACAGACGACAAGTAGTTTTAGGGGATCGCTACTGGAATAATTTACGAGAAATGAGTGTTATAGAACAACGCTCAATAAGTGAAATATTAAGAGAAGCAATTACTGATCTTTTTGACAAAAGAAGAAAAAATACTTTAACAGGATATGATCCTATAACAGATACCCTTAACAGGGACCATCAACAATCTTAAATTTTATATTGTTCATTAGACCTTTCCACCCAGGAAAAGTAATGATGTTTAAAGGCATAACCACATCATAATATACATTATCAATAGTTTTCATTGAAAGACTACTGATTAACATATCTGTATACTCTACCGCTCCTGAATACCCCTTACCATCTCTATAATAAAAGATAGGGGATAGTGTTCCTTCAACCCAAAGAATTTTTTCCCCGATAGAAGAACGTTCAGCTTTTATATCAAGCTCCAAAGACACAAAGGGTTCAACCTGTCGCTCAAGATCTACCACAACAAAATTAGGGTAATTAACTAAAGTAGCAGAATAACTAACTTCATGGGCTGTCTTAAATGCAGCAACTACTGTCTGTCTAACTTCCTCTAAATCAATCATAGGTTATAATTTTCATTTAATATAAAAACTCTTGCGGCTACCGCTTGTTCAAAATCAGCTAAAGCCCCAGCAGGTTGATTTACCGTCCGTAAAGGACCATGTTCAGCACGTTCAGCAGATTTAGCATGATTACTTACTACGATATCTTTTATAGTGTATTCAGTACTTAAATTATCTAGCTTTCCTCTGTTATGCGTAAAAGCAATACTTGTTGCAGCTCCATGCCCTCTATGTAAAGCAGTGTTACTTGTTCTTTTAGCTTGTTCACGAACACTAGTATCCTCTCCCAAAGACATATTCCAACTAGCAGCAGCCGTTCCTGTATACTGTGCTGTGCTTTTAACTAATATCTCAAAATCTTCCCATAGACCTTTAGCAACAACATCTCCCACATCCTTAAAGATAGCCTTCTTAGTATACCTTATTTGTCTTTGAATGTCTGAAACATTTAAAAATAACATCAGCTTAAATACCTCGATTGACAAGTTATCCAATCACCCATATCTCGTATACTGATAACTCTAAATCCCCCAATATGGTCATTAACTGTCATATTAGGAGCATCAGATTTTAACACAGAGATTGCTTTATCTCCTAACTCAATTCCAGAAAATGATGGGGATACAAATTCATAATCCTGTTCTAAAGGCTCAACAAAAACATCGACATCGGTTAAAGGGGTATTTGTGTAGTCATCATCTACAGGATCATAAACAGTAGAATTAGATTGTATATTAAAAGTTTGAATAGGGGATTCTAACTTTACAGCTTGGGCAACTGAAAAACCTACACCATCAATCCAAGTATCGGTCTTTAATCTATAGAAATCAGAACTGGATTTAAATACTTGTCCACGAACAAATGAATGAACTTGAGAAAAATATATCTCATACCCGCTCAAGTAATCAGATCGTTCTTCATCATGTAATTCTCTCCTGACAAAAAACTCATGAATGTATATATCAGTATCAGTCTCAGTCCCAGCGAGTATCTCACCTATAGTTCCAACAGATCCATTTTCAGTGGTAGGAACAACAGAATGTTTAAATCGTATAACTTCATTAGCCCAAAAATCCGTATTGGGATTTCCTACAATAAAAATTTGACTATTAGAATCTTCTATGACATGAGTACTTGGAATAGTAATATCAGGAGCTACTTCAAGAATTCTACGTTCAGAAGATGGCCCTGAATTAGTGATTTCAGCAAATGGATCTATTCTGCCAAAAAAAGAAACAGAACTATCATACCCATCTAAGAATAATTCAGTAGAGAACCGTTTAACGGTATCATGTAGTCTCACCTGTTACTAAGTCCTCTGCTGGAGTTACAGCGATTAAATAATCAATCGCGGAAGGAGCTACACCAAATAATTCATAAATATCTGCAACTACTGTGCTGATCTTTGCATGAATACTGCCTACTGCATCTCTAAATGTCGCATCTGAAGAAAATCTAGTAAGATTAGATTTTCCATCAGCTTGAGTTTTTGGAGCGTACATAGATAAAGCTCCAGACGCTTGACCAGCAACTACATAAATTGCATACAATTTAATAGAATTTAGCAATTTAGTCTGATCAGCAGTAGGAGAACTAACTTCTTCGAGATATATATACTGTGCTGCTAAAGTTCTCTCTTCAGTATCAGGATCAAGAATACCAGAAATTCCTGCTAATGCATTATCAAGATTACTACTATAAACAGTCAATGCAAGTGTTGCATCTGTCAATTCATAATCTGAAACACCCAGTACTGCTCGGACATCTCCAAAGGTAGCATAATCTGTTATCATACTTCTTTAACCAAACCACGTTTAATTTGAGCTTTCAACCAAGAATCCAATTTTAACTGAGTGCCTTTAGCCCCAGGAAAAAGATAAATCTCCTGGTGAGGATGATACATCCGGGTCTTGGTAGCTATATACAATTTAGTCTTAGATTTCTTAGTTACGGGTTTCTTAACTACAGGGTCTTTTTTAACTTCGGTCTTCTTTGCGGTAGTTTTCTTCATATAGGCCATTGCTCTTCCTCTTAATAAAAACCTCACCCTCGAAAAGAGGGTGAGGTAATTTTTATGGTCAACTTAGGTAGTTGTCAATTCCATGATGGAAAAAGCATCATCCCAAAGCCTGTAATACTGCTGTCCAAAATCAATTCTGAAACCTTCACCCCTACGGAGTGCCCAACGTTCACTCGACTCATAATCAGCAGAGCTGTTTACCAGTTTTGCAATCGCAGAGTCAGACTGGATTCCGATACAATAAAATGCAGGCAGATTCCATGAAGTAGGCGCAACGAACATCTTAACGTCCTTAGACAAGGTAGGATACGCCATATTGAACAGCGTATCAATACGAGGAGAGTTAGGATCATCGTTAGTAATTACCGGCCTGTTGGTCCTTCCCTCAATACCCATTGCAGTTTCAATAGAATCTACAATTACCCAGTCGATCTGACGGGTTTCAATAGCTGCATACAGCCAATAAATCCAAGCCTTCTGAGTAAGATCGCCATCATTAGCACCAACAGCAGAATCAAAAACATCTGCTTTGGTTACACTAAGTGCAGACTGACCATTATCAACATCACCACTGATCATATCATTGAGTGCTTCGCCAGCAAGGGCAAACAGCTCAATTTCTTTCTGACGAGCAATCGCCAGAGCAACCAGATCAATGGTAGCATACTGCATGGCCTGATCAGAAATCATCAGACCCATTGAAAAAGTCGGGATCTGTTTGGTGACTTCACTTGCAGTGATAGTCATCATGTTGGCAGGCTCAGTCAACTGAGTGATCTGCTGTGAACGAGTATCTTCAGGTCCGTCATTACCGGCATAACTAATAACCGGCTGCTCAGTACGAGCAGAAGCTACAGTCGTAGTCAATGCTACCATACTATCAAAAACCGTGACTGCAGATTTTCGATCCATAGGCATTGAATCCTCAATATAGCTCATCAAGGCGGGCGGAAATAGAATACGACTCTGAACCGGAGTCTCACGAGTCATGGTTGCAGCATCCTTAACCGGAGGATTAAGAATATGACTCATAGGAGTACTATTTACTCCAGTGGTTTCATCGGCCTTAAAGAAAAGACCTTCTGAAGCACACATCTGAGTAAAAGTATCTTTCTCTTCAGCAGTCGGATACTGTGTATTAATGTACTGTCGTACACTGAGGTTTGCTTCTTTCGCGGCTCTGTACACATCAGCACTTAACATTACTTCCTGCTGATCACCGTGTTTATCAATAAAACTAGGCATGATTATCCCCTTATTTATATGTTAATGATGCCTATTACAGGCGCTCAATAATTACAGTTGTATCTTCATCAACAATATCACCATCAGTAGTATTAGCAGAAATTACTCTCCACGTAACCTGTTCCAAATCAGCCGCTAAAGTAATTGCGGTAGTGGTGTCTATTGTATGAGTAGAAATAGTAGGAAGCAAATTAGCCTCTGCAGTTCCTGCAGCAGCAACTGTTCCAGCCTCTACCAAATCACCAATAGTCATAGTCCCTTCAGCTTCACAACGTTTACGACCACCAATCTGAATAGTAGCAAACTTCAGACCATCTGCAGTTGCAGGATCGATTGCGGAAATAAAACCATCAATACCATCACCATCAGCACAAAGTTTATACGTACTGTCTTTAGCAATATCCAGTATTACAGATTTCCCGACATCAGCATCAGTGACTGCATCAGTAATTTTAGCACTGATAAAGTCATCAGCATTTACAAGAACTTTAAACTTGAATTTCATCTCTTAATCCTCCATGAGATTATTTATTATTTAAACCCAACTGCATTCAGTTTGGTCTTTTCAACAAGAGTTAATGGAGCTTTCTTTACTTCAGGCTCCGTTGCATTCTCTTTTATAACACTTCCATGTTTATATTGCTTTTTAAATGCCTTATCAATTGCAGTATACTCAGTCATCAGCATTTGTACAGGAAATTCTGACATATCAATAGCAGTCATCCCTAATGCAACTCTCATAACTCCAAGTCTCTCAATAGCAATTACTTTAAGAGGATCAGAATTAGAAGCTTCAATCTCAGCTTCCAGCCCTGTAATTTTAGCTGTGGCTTCACTTAATTCAATAGCCATTTCTTCAATTTCAGTCTGAATAGCTTCATTTGCTTCAGTAAGCTCTACGATAACATCCTCTGCTGAAGGCTCCTCATTTTCAATAAGCTCTTCTGCTGTTGCTTCGTTATTCTCTTCAGTCTCAGAACCTTCTGGTTTTACGCTTTCAGTCTCTGTATTTTCCAGAGCATCATAAGCTTCCTGAGAAATGATTATTAACGAACTCGGATCTGCTCCACTTGCAATCGCAGCCTCTGCCATTGCAGCCGTTACTTGTCTCTTCATGGTAAACCCTCCAGGGTTTATAATTTCATCTTCTGCAGACGCTGCAATAGACAATTCAGTAAATGTTTCACTATAAGTTTTTATTCCATCAATAAGACCAAGACTCATTGCTTCAGAAGCAACAAAAGCTTCTCCAGTAAATGCTGCTGCTTTTACTCCTGGTCGTGTCTTATATATTTGATGTTTAAAAAGTTCTGCACTTTCATCCACTTTCTTTTGAATGTGTGCTTCCTCTTCTGCAGTTAGATCTTTTGCAGGTGAGCCAACTGCTTTAAGTGGTGCAGATTTTATTTCAGTAACTTTAATACCTGCTTTATCTAATGCTTTTTGTCGTGAGACATGCATTGCAATTATACCAATGGATCCAATATCTGCAGTCTCACTTGCATAAATTTTATCAGAATTAGAGCTAATCCATAAAGCTGCTGAAGAAAGTGTAGCAGGTGTATGTACCGTTATAGGTTTTACAGCATTCAGCTTACTCCAATTATCAGAAATATCAGATATTCCAGCAACAGACCCTCCAGGAGATGAAAAATCTACCAGCACTTTCTCAACTTCCTCATCAGTTGCCATCAATGCCATAGCATCATTAATATCCTGATAAGTAGTGATTCCAAATATTCTGGTAAAAAAATTAGAATCACTGAGCATCTTTCCACGTATGCTGTAAGTTGCAAGACCGTTAATTACTTGGTAAGGTTTATCTTCATACTCAGCATCTGAATCCATATCCCAAGAACTTGCATCTACAGACAGGAACTCCTCTTGACGTTCCTCAAGATTTCTCATGTCCTCAATATGTAATGCTGCTATTGCATATAGTTGTTTGATCATATTAATTACCTTGTATATTTTTCTTTATATATTTATAGGCAGTTGAACCTGTATCACAATTAGGGTAATCCATACACTGTTCTGCAGCAAGCCTAAAGCACACAGCTTCATTGAAATCTTTTGTTTTTATAAGATGAACAGTTTTTCTTTTTTTATTTTTTCTTGTGCTTGCAAAACCTATACATAATTCAGATTTTTTATCCCAACAGACTCCAGTAATCCCAGAAGTATTTGTAATAAAAAGTTTATGGTTTTTAACATTACAAGCTATTGTAGCTTCTCTTAGATTACAAAGCCTATTATCATTTCTATCTTGATTTATATGGTCTATTGTATGTTCAGGATAGTATCCATAAACCATACACCAAATAACTCTATGTAATCCTATTAAATTATTATCTTTTCTTGGTCCAATTCTAACTACGGAATATCCATGACTATTTGCACTACCTACTATTGAACCTTTCCCTCCTTTTTTTCCTTTTCCTCCAATTTTACGTGTTACAATCCCGGTTTTAGGGTTTTTTTTAACTCTACTTGTGTGGGCTTCATATCAATCTCCATTGATTTACTCATAGAAAAACAAGAGAAACAGGTTGAGTAATCCTGCTTTCGGGTGCGCACCCTATCTCTTGTTAAAGTTTTCATCCTGCTGTTTGTGTAGTTTTAGGTTTAGTATCAGTTTTACTTCGGTCTTTCTGATCTTTTGTTTTATTTAGTTGATCTCCTGAAACTGAAGTTCCTGAATAAGGGTTTTCCACCGGCTCTGCTTTCTGATGAAACATTGTTCCTGACAATGGAGTAAAAGATTCGGATGGTAAATCTCCTGTCAGGATGATAGATGCTTCCTCATCAGATATCAGCCCTAATGAAAGTTGTTCAAGAATCCTGCTCTGTTTCATCGCATAGAAAGATTCCAGCTCTGCATCTGGTCTTAGGTCCGGCTTTTTATACTTGAACATTACAACAACATCATGTCCTTGCAGTCGTGCCGCCAACGTCAGGAGACTTGAAAATAATTCGTTTACCCGTCCCTGTACGCCTTCGCAGACTTTCAAAAATAAAACACTCTCTGTAGATGCTACGCTTTGAGATTCCCCTCTTCCTAAAATTGAAGGTAAGGTCTTTAGGCCCGTAGACACTAGACCATTCATAATATTACTATGAACTTTCAAACTTTCATGCGTACTTGTATTTCCTTGTGACAGATGTTGAACCTTCACAGTATCAAATGAAACGAGACAATCTTCCGGATTCAATCCATTTAATTGATCTTCGATGCCTTCAATGATCGCATCCATTGCAGCTTTCATTTTTACAGGATCGTATTGAATTTCCGGGGATAAAGACTTGGTAAATTTTTCAACATCGATTTCCGCTGTTACTCGCGGTAGGCTTGCTTTCCGAAATGCCTTCCTGATATCGTTCCTATATTCCTCAGATGCCACTATCGCCTGTACCGCAGACTCAAACCAACTATCGCTATACGCAGAATCAGGATCCTGATTTATAACGATGGATTTTATAGTAGGACTGTCCAGGTAAATAGTTTCACTCGCTTGTTTTATATAAGGAACTGCCTTTGTTCCTTTTTGTTCGTACTTGAGATCGTTTGTTGATACGGGTTGAATATACGAAGGCAATAAACTTTTATCCAGTACCAGCTCCGCCATTGTACATCCATTACACAATAACTGTGTAATACATGTTTCTGCTACAGACGCAAACGAGTACAGTTTTCGATATCCATCATAATCAGGAGGAAGGGAATTTAGGCGCGTTGCAAACTGTTGGATCATTTCTGTTGCTTCCAAATCAATTGTATCAGTTTCCAATGATTTTGCATGAACAGTAAATGAATCTGTTATAATAAAACGGATATAATTATTCAGGGAATGGGATAGATCAGGACTGACTTTAGAATAATCCCGTACGATTTCTTTATTCGTTGCACCATAACGGATTTGTGTTAAATCCTGATTGGTGCGATTGACAGAATCATCTCGTATGTCCGCAGATCCGCCGGTCCGGGTTCGCTTTAAGAAGGAAGGTAAATACAGTCCACCTTTACGGGGCTTTTTGTGTGGGAAAAGGTCTGAAAATAGTCCCATATTAAATCTAGGGTTATAGTAATAAAAACTCCTCTATTTATACATTTACCATTGACTTTTTTATAAGTCAAGTTTATTATAACAATATAAAGTTTTCTTGCAGGAACTTACTACTAAGCCCGCTCCAATTATTCAAACATCCTAGTGGTGATGCCTGCAAGCATAGTGAATAATTGGATCGGGCTTTTTTAGTTTAGGGAGTTGTTATGAAGAAAATTGAAGGTACAAAGGTTGGCAGTTGGTTAATCTATAAAGAAGTTCCAAAACCTGTTCATTTAAAGACAGAAGGATACTATTACTGCTGTATATGTAAGTGTGGGGTTGAAAAAATTATTATTAGAAGTAGCCTTCTCTCCAGTCACACTACACAGTGTAGAGTTTGTGGTTCCACTTCTCATGGGATGACTAAATCTCGTTTATACAGTATTTGGAAAGGAATGGTAAAAAGAACAGCTTGTGAAGAAAAGCATCGTGATTATGGAAGTTATAAACATGTAACTCTTTGTAATAAGTGGAAAAAATTTATTCCTTTTAAAGATTGGGCTTTAAAGAATGGGTATACAAATAACCTGGAAATAGATAGAATTGATAACTCAAAAGGATATAATCCCAATAACTGTCGCTGGGTGACTGGTTTTGTTCAGGCCGCTAACAAAGCATTTAAAAAAACCTTTAAAGTTGGTCGCTTTGTTGGGGTCTTTAAAAGACTTGATCGTAAGTCTTCTTGGAATGCTGCAATAATGTTTAAAGGTACTTATATTTTTAAGAAATCTTTTAAATGCTTTGAATTAGCTGCTTTAAAAAGAGATGAATTTATTTTAGAAAATAATCTACCACATTGTTTAAATTTTTATTATACAAAACCTAATTTAAAAAATAAACGAGGATGGATTTTTTCTTAGATATCTTTTTTCATTCTAAAAGACCTTATTAATGAAGTTGGAGAAATTCCTGACTGGAATTTTGATTTTGATAAGAGTTTACTCGCCAACATCGCATACAGACTTGAATGATGTATATGATCCTCCGCCCCCCTCTTTTGGGGTTTTCTCCATCTGTAGACGATCTCTGCATTATCATCTATCCTTCCACCGCGATAATCTCTTTGTCTACTCATAACCGACAACTGATCTAATACTACTTTATCCATTGATGATGATTTATATGTAATCAGTCCATTCATTGTCTGATCCGCAAAAAAATCAAACGCCGGAGTCATATTGATATTAATAACTCTTATATCTCCAATCGCCTCGTCTGATTTATTTTTCAATGTGAATAATTCCAGTCTCTGCGCTGACGCTGGACTGTTACTGTACACCGCTGCCCATGTATTCGGAATCGTATTAATAAAATGCGCTGTTAATTCCGTGAACGGCATCAAATCAATAACTCCCGCAACACATCGGAATTGTTGAAGAAGTTGTGGGAGATCATTACGTATATTTTTTAACGGAAGAAATTCAATCGTATGTATATACAACTGTCCTTCCGTCATTGACCCGATTGTCAGACAGGACATTTTCCCAATATCCAAACCAAATACATTCAACGTCCCCGGCTCATGATTCTCAAATTTTATCTGTGTAACATCCAGCGCATTATCTCTCGCTGAGATTGGGATCGCCAGGAACTGACAATCAAACTCATTCCTATCATCCATTCTCACCATATCCCTTATCAGATCTGCAGGCTTCACGAATTTCGGTAAATCAAAAGGCCCAATCCGCATCCCCCTCTTAGGAAGATTTGGATTTTCTGCCACATTCACCCAATTTGTATGAGGATGACCAAATGGAATCGCCCTTTCACATTTTGGACATTCAAGATACGCATTATCTATATTCAAATCCTGATTTGAAATTTTCCTTACATCTATGGTACGAATCGGATCCGGGAATCCAGGAAGTTTTACATTATCGTAAAACGATGGAAAAAATTCATGATTGCATCTGTTACATTTTAAGATCGCCTGCCATACATGACCACATATCTGTATCTCTGCGTCAATATCAGAATCTTTAAACCGGGGAGATGAGAAATATATTGTGGATTTGTGTTCCTGATGTCTCTGTCTCGCTGCCATCGAGGATAACGTTCTCATATTGATATACTGCAATTCATCCGCTACAATACACCGAATAGGACGAGAAATTGTTGTACTTTTTGATGTCCCGGAACCTGATAATCCATAGACAATTGACCCATTTGTGAACCGTTTTACGCTAGATGAATCAACTTTTGAGTCTTTTAGAGCCGTTAATGCCGCAGATTCGCTTATTATACCCGCTATTCGGAGTTTTATGACCTCTGAGGTCTGAACTAGCGAAGGTAAGACCAATGCAGTCGTAAATCCGGGGATTGTTGCGCAATATCCCAATAATATGCGATATATGATTTCACTGGCTCCTGCTTGAGCTATCTTGTGAAGAACGAATTGGATATCAGGATTTGTCAGCTCCTGCATTAATATATCTTGGTATTCGTGATTTTTAGTCGTGAATGGTCGCCCGTTCAGGTTAGTTTTCGTTGTAACGAAGGTAGCTATCACATCCTTCTGGGGTTTTACTGCGGTGATGACTCTTGTGAGGGATTGTTCGAGGACGGGGTTATGCATTTTCCAGGAGTTCTTTTAATTTATCTGTGAAGATGTGATATTGTTCAGGGGGGAAGATTTCTTTAGCAGCTTCTATAAGAGCTTGCTCTGTTTTCAGGAGATGCTCCATATTGACGATCTCTGCCTGTGTCTTAGTGAGTTCTTTAATAATAGATGTCAGGGTATTCATTGCAGCGGCACGAGCAGAGAAGCCCTCATCCGCATCTAATTCCGCCTCTTCCGCAAGACGTTCTATACGAAGAAGGTGTATCCCTATTTTTTCACTTAGATTTATTTTCATTTAGATTTTTTATTTTCTTTAAGGATAATTTGTCCAATACGTTGAGCTATGAGTGCGGAATAGTCTACTGTTCCTGTATACTTATTATCCAGCCTATCAACCTTCTCCATGAGCTTCATCACCTGTTTGGAATAGCTATCCAAGTCTTTTAAATCTTTATTTTTTTGTTTAGCATACCTGTCGGCTAATTTACGAAGTTTAGCCACTGAGGTTTCTTCATTTATATGTTTAGAGTTCATTAAGCTTCCTTGTTGGTTAAACTTTATTATATGAATATGATAACCAAAACTTACTTCTCCCCCTTTTAAAGGGGAGAAATAAGGATTAACTTCAACCAGACTTATAATAGGTAATATTACGCTTTAGCGTTACTATTAACTGCAACGGCAACTGCAGCAGCAATGGCATCTTTGAAAGTAGCATCACGCAGGATGTTTTCTGCGGTGTAACCCTGCTCATCAACGTTCCACTGACGGTCAATAGCAACATCACCATGACGTACAGCCTGCTTACCTACCATGTTAGCAGTCTCAACAGCGTTCTGTAGAGCTTGGTTTGCAACATTCTGCCTTTGATTGTCATACTGCTGTGCATCTCCAAGAACCTTATCAACATAACTTCTATTACGTTTGATGGATTCCAGGCTCTCCTGCTGATACTCGTCATAAGTGCGTTTAAAATTACCAAAAAGAATCTGCGAATTATCTGCATTCTCTTTGGTCATCCGCTCTCCGCCACCGATATCTTCATGGCGTGACTCTGATGCCGATACTCCGGTTGTCAAGGTCTGACTCTGCAGAAGTTTGGAAATAGCCTCAGAAACCGACTGTCCAACCTGTTGTGCAATCTGATCAGCAACTTGGTTTGAACTCTGTGCGTTGTCTTGCTCCGACATGATATAACTCCCTTTTGATAATTTACTACAATAAGAAGGATCCAGAATTAGATCCTTCAAGTACATACTATATTTGTTAAATTAGTTGTGTTGAGATGAGTATCTTTTATGAGTTTTCTTAAGTACGTGGATGAGGAAGCTCGTCCTCGTAGATCATCTAAGATGTCACATTCCTTATCTGATAATCGGACAGCAACAGTGTTTCTTCGGAGATCTTGTCTTTTTCTTTTCTTCATGATTTCTTTTATAGTTTATTTGTAAACATTGTACAAGAAAAATTTTTGATTTTATCAGAAGGTGCTATAATTCGTCTTCCGTAGACCTTATAGGTATAGGAAGACCGTCCGGGTATAGGAAGACCGTCCTCCGTAGACCAGCTTCCGTAGACCAGCTTCCGTAGACCAGCTTCCGTAGACCAGCTTCCGTAGACCGTCCGGGTATGTTTATTTGTAAACAGCTTTATGGGAAAATTTAAAATTTCGCTGGAAGGTGTAATGTTTATTTGTAAACCGTTTACTGAAAAATTTTAAATTTCGTGGAAGGCATTGCATTTTGTGCATATGCACACAACATACTTGGCCGGTATACGTCAATCATTCCGCATACTTAGCTAATTATCAAAAAATTTGTACCGAATAACTACAGAACTACAACAACTTAAGAAAAGTACAAATATTATTTGTACGTTCTACTGCCTGCTGTCATTGCTTACATACTACCTGTAGTGGTATGACATACCACAAAGTGGGGACCGACTTTGTAGTACACAGCTAAGTATGTGGAATCCTTCAACAAATAGAACTGGCACGGTCTATGCAATGTATATAGTGACAAGGGGATTTACCCGAAAATAACGAAAATGGTCAGAATCTGACCAAAACCAAAAATTGGTCAGATCTGACCAAAAGGAGCAAAAAATGAGAACCGAGAAAAAAATCAATCTGGTCAATACGTCAATCGCTGGCAATCAAGCAACGGAAAGCATCTTGACTTTTTCGGTGGGATGCTTAAACGCCGGAACCTACAAAACTCTTGAACAGGCTATCATCCAGGAGTTTATGGTCCCTTGGCTGAAGGAAGCCGGACACGCTTGGACGGTCGGGACTACTGGAAAATTCGTTTCACGGAACACGGCAAAAAAATCGGCTGGAACCGGACCACGCCGGACCTTAATTTTTCAGGCTTGCGCTGTTATCGCCAATGTCATGAACATGCGAAAGAGCCGGGAAACCGCTAAAAAAGTGGTCGCCAAAACCATCCCGGCACCGGCACCGGCACCGGCACCGGCACCAACACCCAAAATTATTGAAGAAATTGTCAAGACTGAAATTGGGAGCATTTCCGCGACAGCCTTCAATAACATCCTTGCCCACAACGACAGCCAGAAATTGGCTTATCTTGGATACTAAACACCAAACTTCAGATCTGGCCAAAAATTTTGGTCAGATCTGACCAATCTTTATTGGAGATTTGAAAATGACACAACGAAATGCTTTAAAAGCACTCTCTCAAATTGATGCAGCACGTTAT